AAGGCTACGCTCAACCTGCGTCAATCGGTAGGCTTCGCAGAGTTGCCTGTCGAGCAGAAGGTCGCGCAGGTCGCTATGGAGATGGCCAGCTACTGGAAGTTCGTTGAATACGGCGTCAATGGCGTGCGTGTCAACAGGGGTGCGCCGTTCAGCTTTCGGAGTATCAACCCAAGTCCTTCGCACGTGGCAGCGATCCGCAAGTGGGCAATCGACAAAGCACTCGGCATCCCTGCTGACGAAATCGACGCGGCGGCGTACAACATCGCCAAGTCAATAAAACGCAGAGGCATCAAGGGGCGGCCATTCCTCAACCCAGTGCTAAGCGACGCTAAGTTGGATGAGCTCGTCAGCAGCATCGCCGAGGTCGTCGGCAAGGAAATATCAATTTCAATCAACGTATGAGCATAACAGTAATATCCGCGCTTCCTTCGCTGCTACCTGTCGGCAACAGCGACGTGGTGGTGGTCAGTAGCAACAACACCGCTTCTGCCAACTTCCGCTATATCTGCGACGTGTCGGGGTCGCTTTCCTCCGCGCGATTGAAGTGCGACAAGCTGCCAACGACGAACAACGGCTTCTTCGGTGTTAGCAAGGTCGTTGAGACGCTGATTGCGCCGAAGATACCACAGCTGACCAGCGGCTGGCAGGATGGCGGCTACGCTGTCAACACGAACCTGACCTTCCGCGAGGAGTTTGGCTCACCTCCGACGGTGGCGACAGGCGGCACAGCATCAGCGCCGCTGATCGCGTGGCAGGCGGCGTTTCGTCAGCAGGACTACGCGGCCTATTCGCCGAGTGGGTATCAGGCTAACACGATAGCGGGTGCTACGGTCACCGTGAGCAACAGACCTACATCGTATACGTTGGCAAGTGCTGATCATGACTTTCTTGGATTCCTAATCAAGGCAGGCAGTACGCCAGTTGCGGAGATTCAATACAACGACACAAGCGGGGCAAGTGCGCGTGTTTTCACTGTAACGGGCAGCAGCAACATCAGCAATTACTTCAACATGGGCGCGCTTGGCTTGTACAACCTGACGGCAGGGCAGACCAGCGATAGCGACGACGGATCAGTGCTATTTCCGTTGGTAGGCGCAAGCTATACGGTGCGCCTTATTTTGGATGACGCCGCTGATGACAAAGACCGCACCCCAACATACACGATCACGATCGACAACTGCCAGCGTTACAACGACCTGCGTGTTTTCTTCCGAAACATGTACGGCGGTGTTGACGGCTACACGTTTACACGGATGAACAGGCAGCGCGTTGATGTTGACCGCAAGACCTACGGCTACAACGCCAGTGTCTACGGCGATGACGTCTACGACAAACAGTGGTCGGTGACGTACCGCGACACCTACACGCTGAACAGCGACTGGCTCACCGATGCGGAGTTCAGCTGGCTGCAAGAGATGATCTACGCTTCGGAGTGCTGGATTCAACTTGGCACGCAGCTGGTGCCGGTCGTGGTGCAGACCAACACCTACAACGTCCGCAAGCGCGTGGTCGACAAGTTGCAGCAGATCAGCGTTGACGTTCAAGTTGGCTACGAAAACACCGCGCTATGAGTAACGTTAAATTCGTCTGCTACCCGGACGCGGATGCGCCATCAACAGGCTTTGATCTTGACGTTTCGGGCGACACCGACATTGCGGTCACCTTCAGCGTTCAGGATTTGGCTGACGTCACCAAGCGCAAGGGTGCGTTCAGCAAGACGATTGCGTTGCCATCTACCAAGGGCAACGACGCCGCGTTTCGCCACGCCTACAACGTGCAGAGTTTCGTTGGCGGCTTCACACCAAACAAGCAGGTCAAGTGCGCGGTGTGGAGTGACGGCGTTCAGGTATTCGCTGGCACTATGCAGCTATTGTCGATGACGGTCATGAAGAACCAAGCGACCTATGAGGTCGCCATCTACGGCGAGGAGGTGGCGCTATTTAGCAACATGGCTGACGTGAAATTAGTCGACACTGTGGGCGTGACAGGCATGAACCACACCTTCAGCGTGTCGCTGGTCACAGGTAGTTGGGATGATAGTTACAGCGATGCAAGTGGTTATGTCTACGGCATTATCGACGCGGCTGGCCACTTCCACTGCTACGATGTCAGCAATCCATTAGGGCCGCTTGCGCCGCTGTTTAGTTCAGTCACGCCAATCTTCGACAGGCTCATCCCGATTGAGTTGATGCGGCCAAACATCTGGGTCAAGAAAATGGTCGACTTGATTTTCGCGCAGCACGGCTATCGCTATCAGTCGGCTTTCTTTGACACTGCGGAGTTTGAGCGCATGGTCATCCCTTACGCTGGCGACGCCTTCGCTTATGTCAGCGCTTCGGATAAGTGCTATGTTGGCAGCGAGTTAGTGACGTGGGATGCTGCTGAAGAAAAGACGATCATCTTTGACGAAACTGGCGATCCGTTCTTCAACGGTGGCGACGGCAAGGTCAACACTACGACTGGGCTGTACACAAGTAGCAGCCAATATATAGGCATATATCGACTGCGCTTTGAAGGCCTATTTGCTGGCGGTGCTGATCCGACTACGTTCATCATATCAGCGAAGGACAATGCCGGCAATGTGTTGAAAGATCAGTACGGCAACAACATCCAAATCACCGAAACGATTGGCACTACCGAGCGGCTTATATCCCTTGACGCGACTATCGTCTTCCCGGCGGCTGGCACGCTGAAGATAACGATTGACTGCGACACAGCAGGCTCAACGATGGATGCCGGCACGTTGCAGATCAACCTACTGGAGCGCTTCTCCGTTGTAGGCCAATCTATCGACATGCGCACGGCGCTACCTGCCGACACCTTGCAGATTGACCTGCTTGCCGACTTGCAGAAGATGTTTAACCTCTACTTCTACCAATCGCCGCAAGATCCGTCACTCATCTACATTGAGCCGTGGACTACCTTCTACTCCAGCGGCGTCGTCGATTGGTCGCAGAAGTCCGACGAAAATGCGGAGATGACGATGGTATGCGGCGATCCTGAACTGCGCAAGCGCTTCACCTTTGCCTACCGCGATGGTGGCGAGGCGTTGTCCAAGCAGTACCGAAACACGTGGCAGACAGGCTATGGATCGCGGCAATACGACACCGACAACTTCTACGGCCGTGGTGAGCAGGTCATCGAAACAAAGGCGGCGACAGTCATCCCAGCGCAATACCGCACGAACATCGTTATGGGCAGGACGTGGGATGTGGAAGCGGATGGCAGCATACGGACGATGAAGACAGGGTACAGGCTTGCGCAGTACAACTACGTCAAGATGCAGCCGTCGCCAAGTGGCAGCGTTGAAACGTGGCTTTGGATTGATGGCTTCAAGACCACGGTAAGTAGCTGGGTGAGTGGTGACACGTTGCCCTATATTGGCCACGTTGACAACCCATACAACCCAAGTCAGGACTTGGCGTTTGGTATGCCGCGGCAGCTTTATTTCGCCTTGCCGGATGGTCAGGCAGGATTCACGCCGTACACGAACAATAACCTATTCAACACGTACTGGAAGAACTATATCGAAGAAATCGCAAGCAAGGAGGCGATGCAGGTTGAGGCAACATTCCTGCTGACCGTCACCGACATCGCGACGCTTGACTTCCGCATCCCGATCTACTGGCACGGCATCAAGTGGCGGCTGCTTGAGATAAAAGATTACAGGATCGGGCAGAACGTCATGTGCCGGGTGACGCTGCGCCGCATCTTAAACCTTGCAGAGTTCAGCGCGCAGTCGGTCGACCCTGTTGGCAACTACAACCTCAACGCGGAGGTGCAAGGTGAGTATTACCCGCAAATCGTCAACCCAATAAAAGGCAAATAATGGCAGAAGTAGACAAAGAGATCACCGTCAAGGTCAGGGCGGAGGACGACACCCAGAAGGCGACGCAATCTGCGAAGGCACGCCTCCGTGACCTGCAAAAGCAGATGCTTGACCTCGAAGCGGCGGGGCAGAAGAACACCGACCAGTTCCGGCGGATGGCTGCCGAGGCAGGATCGCTGAAGGACGCTATCGGCGACACAAGCGCACAGGTCAAGGCGCTGGCGTCGGATACGCGGACGCTGGACACGTTCACTTCGGCGATACAAGGCATCGCAGGCGGCTTCGCCGTTGCGCAAGGTGCAGCGGCGTTGTTCGGCGAGGAGAGCGAGGACGTGCAGAAGGCAATGATGAAGGTGCAGGCGGCGCTGGCGTTAGTCAATGGTGCTACGGCTGTTGCTAACGCGCTCAACAAGGACTCCGCGCTTATGGTCAACCTGAACGCGGCGGCGCAGCGTGCCTATGCGTTGGCAGTAGGGACAAGCACAGGGGCGCTGAAGGCGTTTCGATTGGCGCTTGTAGCAACAGGCATCGGCGCGGCGGTGGTAGCCATTGGCTTGCTTGTGTCGAACTGGGATAAGCTGACGGCGGCGGTGCAGCGATTCTTGGGCATTGAGCCAAAGAAAGCGGTTGCAGACGTGACTTTAGAGTTGGAGAGGCAAATCGAAGTAATGGAGGCAAGAGGCGAATCGCAGATGCAAATCTTCGCTAAGGAATTTGAACTCTCACGACAGAGGATAAAAAATGCTAAAGATGAGGAAGCGCTGGCAGAGGCATATCACAAGCACAACCTATTGCGTGCGCAGTACGAAGTTTTCATCAACAAGCAGGCACTTGATAAAAAGAAGAAGGATCAGGAGGACTACCTTCGAGCCGTTGAGGCATTTAACAAGAAAAAGGCCGAGAATGATGCGTCATATATCTACGCAGGCGTTGACGGCTTGCAGTTGTTTTTAGACAAAGGCAAGCAAGTTGAGCGCGAGTTAGTCGTGATTAAAAGAACAGGCGTCGAAGAGATGAAGAAGGCAGATGCAGAAGCTCAAGCACTGGAGGCTATGAGAGAGCAGCGGAGAGTGGATCGTGCCAAGCAAACACTGCAAGGCATCGCGGACTTGACGACGCTATTTGCAGGAAAGAGCGAGAAAGCGCAACGCAGAGCCTTTGACATTAACAAGAAGGCGTCGATGGGTACTGCAATTATTGACGGCATCACGGCAACGCAAAAAGCGTTTAAGTCAGCACCACCTCCGTTGAGTTACATCTTGGCGGCGGCGGCGGCGGCGGCAGCGGCACTCCGTGTTAAGGCTATCAGCAATCAGCAGTTTCAGGGATCGTCAAATGCTGATATGGGAGGCGGCGGCGGATCAGCGCCGCCAACGACAGGAGGCTTCGCATCGGGAGGCGGAGTGATGAACCCGAATAGCCAGCTAACCAACCCGAATGAAGGCGCAGGCGCAGGGCAAGGTCAAGGTATGCGCGCGTATGTCGTCGAATCCGACGTACGCACAGTATCAGGGCGCTTGCGTAGGATCAGCGAATTTGCACAGTTGGGGAATTGATGATATTTAACGCTATGGAACTACCAGTATACCTGATGACCATTGACGAAGTTGACGAAGGCGTCAGCTACGTCGCGCTCGTTGAATCCCCCGCCATTGAGCGGCCATTTCAGGCTTTCAGTAAAGAAAAGATGCGGTTCACCGAAACAGGCGAGAAACGCGTGCTCACAGGTCCGTTGATGCTGGCAGATACGCCGATCATCCGCCGTGACAAAACGAGGGGCGAGTACTTCGTGATATTCCAAAAAGAAACCATCCGCAAGATGGTGCAGAAGTATTTTAAGCAGGGAAATCAGCACAACGTAAACGCTGAACATAGCACCGCCATTGATGGCGTTTATATGTTTGAAAGTTGGTTGATTGACAGGGATCGCGGCATCAACCCACCGAATGGGTACGAGGATGCGAAGGATGGCAGCTGGTTTGGATCGTTCAAGGTTGACAACGATCAAGTCTGGGAAGAGCGCGACCAGTTCACCGGCTTTTCAATCGAAGGCTACTTCGGGATGCAGCCCACCGATAGCGAGATAGAGGTGGCGATGGCGGAGTTTGCCGAAGCCTTTGAAAGTTTTTTGCATACTATCAAACCCAACGATATTTAACACTATGAACCTATCAGATAGAATTTCAGAGTTAACCCGCGTGTTGCGCAGCTTCAGTGCTGCACCAGCGCCAGCCGCAGCGCCGTTGGCGTTTAGCGACTATAAACTTGAAGATGGCACGATGATCCGCGTTGATGGCGAGTTAGCCGTTGGCACGCTCGTCTACGTCGTCACCGAAGAAGGATTGCTGCCTGCCCCTGATGGCGCGCACTCAATCCCCGAAGTTGGCGTTGTGACTACCGAAGGCGGCAAGATCGTCGAGATCGGCGACGCTGCACCGGCACCAGCTGCACCCGAAGCTGTTGAGGCGCAAGAGGTAGAGATTGAAGTAGCACCCGAAGGCGAAGGCGCACCCGCCGATCCGCATGAAGAGCGTATGCAAGCTATGGAGGCGGCTATCGCTGCCTTGGCCGCAAAGGTTGAAGAGATAATGGCGAAGATGGGCGGAGAGGTCGAAGCTAACGCCGCTCGTTTCAGCACTATTGACACGGCGCTGTCAGCGTTGGCGCAGATGCCTACGGCTGCACCGAAGAAGAGAGCAAGTGACGCTGTTGTGGAGTCGGTGAAGATGAGCCGTGCCAGCAGACTTGCAGAAGTACAAGAAACCCTAAAAACCCTAAAAAAATAACCTATGTCATTTTCAATCGCAACAATCACCGGGTACGTCGAGCAGAACAAGCTGCCTCTGATAACCCAAACTGTATTTGACGCAAAGACGCAGTCATTATTGCAGAAGCGCGTGGGCATTAAGTCGCAGGAAGCGTTAAACATCATGGACACCGACGCTGTGTTCCAAGATGCAACCGCGTGTGCGTGGAACGCCGACGGCACTACCACATTCAGCCAGCGTACAATCACTGTCGCTCGCGTTAAGGTGCAGGAGGAGTTATGCCCTCGTTCACTTGAAACGGCTTGGCTGGCATCGCAGCTGACGCAAGGCAGCAACTACGAAGGCGTGCCATTCGAGCAGGCTTTTGCAACGCAGAAGGCGAAGCGCATCGCCGAAGGTATTGAGCGCGCCATTTGGCAGTCAGTGCCATCGGTTGCCGCTGCAAGTGCTTCGGTATCAGGAACGGCAGGATGGGCTGTAGGCGCAACGTCGCCATCAGGTGATGCGCAGTTGAACCGCACAGGTGGTGGTGGATTGCTATGGCTGACACGCTATGGTGCAGGTGCTTCCAGCGTCGTAACCGCGCAGCTTGGCGCTAACTTCAGCGATTCGACGATTGTCAGTGGCTTTGAAACAGCATATAACAACCTGCCAACACGCGTCATCAGCAACAACGACTTGGTAGCTTTCTGCGGATGGGACTTGTATCGTATGCTCGTGCATAAGTTGGTGACTGTCAACTTGTATCAGGGCGACCTCGGACAGGTAGCTGGCGGCGAGATGTTCTATCCCGGAACAAACATGAAGGTCGTAGCTGTGAATGGATTGAACAACACGCAGCGTATTTTCGCTGGATCTCTCTCCAACTTGTTTTACGGCACGGACTTACTCTCCGACGAAGACCAATTCCGCATTTGGGCATCGTACGACAACGACAGCGTTAGATTCCAAGCCGCGTATAAGTACGGCGTGCAGATTGCCTTCCCTGCTGACATCAGCTTGGTGTTGGGCAACAACGCTACAACTCCGGCTCTGAAGACCGCGTAAGTTCGTGGGGAGGGGCAACCCTCCCCGCTTCTTTTCTTTTGTCAATAACTAAACGAAATAGATATGGCTTGCGCTCTAACAACTGGATATAAATTAGGATGCCGCGACAGCGTCGGCGGCATTACGGAGATTAGGCTTGCGCCATTCACGGCGGTCACAAGCATAGTCACTAACGCGTCATCGCAGGTGACAGCGATAACTGGAAGCGTTGGCAGCGGCACAACAGGTGCAGGTGTCAGCGGCTTCTACAAATACGAACTGCCGAAAGGTGTCGGCCAGTTCACGGAAACGATAAACGCATCAACGGAGAACGGCACGGTCTTTTATCAGCAGGAGGCTACGCTTATCATCAACAAGCTGCAGCAGGCTGTACGCAACGAGTTGAGGCTGGTGACTACGGCGCGTATGATGGCTATTGTTAAAGATAGAAATGGCAAGTATTGGCTACTTGGCAAGAACAATGGCATCGAAGTAAGTGCTGGAACGTCGCAGACAGGTACGGCGATGGGTGATAGAAGCGGCTATGAGTTGACGCTAACTGGCATGGAAGAAGAGCCATGCGTTGAGGTTACGGCTGCCGCGGCAAACGCTGTCACCTCATCGACACAAACGCTCGAAGGATAGCGTATATTAGCATCAGTTTTGGTTGGTTGTTGAACCCTGCGTATGGTGGCGCAGGGTTCTTTTTTTTGCCCTAACTTTGCTCTATGCGTGTATGTATTGTCTATAATCAGCATCCGACAGGGTGCAGCTATTACCGCTTGGAGATGCCAAGCAGTCGCGTCCATGAGATGTTCGGCAGCGAGGCCGAGTTCGTGAGCATCGCTGACGTGCGCACCATGAGCGATGAAGAGCTGCGGACTATCGACGTGTTCCTGTATAATCGCACTTGGATCGCAGGGCCAATTGAGGCGGTCAAGCCTGTCGCTGACATCCTACGACAGTACGGCGCGAAGATCATTCTTGACATGGATGACTATTGGCACTTGGGGACAGGGCATAGCTTCTACAAACACTACCACGACACGAACATGTCTGCAATCGTCGCCGAACACGTCAAGCTTGCGGATGCGGTCATCACGACTACGACGTACCTCCGCGATGAAATCGTCAAGCTCAACCGCAACGTGACAATCTGCGAGAACGTGCCGCACCTACTTTACGACCAATTCAAACCGCAACCTACCAAGAGCGAGCGCCTACGCTTCGGCTACTTTGGCGCTGCGCAGCACACCGAGGACGTGGCATTGCTGGAACTGCCACTGTCGCGCCTCTGCGACGATCACACGCTGGAAGGTCGATATATGCTGTACCTTGCCGGGTGGAATGAGGGCAACCCGATATATCAGCAGTATGAGCAGGTGTTCAGCAATAAGGGCAAGAACAACAACTACGGACGCATACAGGCGGCGGATATTTACAGCTACGTTGGCGGCTACAACTTCATTGACGTTGCGC